CACCAAATTTTTTCTTTAGTAGTTCATCAATATGAAAATTATAAACAGTTTCATCTCTAACCACGAAGATTAGATTACAGTCTTCATAGTTCAAACAATCAAGCGAAATATCAATTAGATGTTTGTCTTTGATATTAATTAACTGCTTTGGTACTTTAAATCCTTCGTTAATGAATCTACTACCAAGTCCCGCCATTGGAACAAGAACATTTGGTTTCATATTGAATTCCTAATAATTTCAGTTGTCTTTAAATGAGCAAATTCAATCCAGTTATGGATGTCTCCCACATTCCTTAGTAATTTATATAAGAAGCAAGAAGCGAATGTATCACCAGCACCAAGAACATTAACACCTTTCAATATTAAATCTTCAGGCAGTTTATAGAAGAATTCTTCTTCTCCATTTGATACAACACTTCCAGATGAACTATGAAGTATTACATATCCTTTTGTTGCATTCACATAATCAGATAAATCTTCATCAATATCTTCATCAGAAACGAAAAGATAATCAACATATTCAAGTAGATCTTTGTTTATTGATTTACCTGGACACACATCTGCAGTAATAATACCATCAAGTGCTGGAATGAAATCATGAATGGTCATCTCATTCAAATAGATGAGATGGTGGACCTTTGATTCAAATATCTTTGCCTTGTGTTGCACAAGATTTAAGTTTGCTTTTGAATATCTTTGTGCTGCAGGTTTATCAATATAAACAAGTGCTTGACCAACATCAATCGGAGAGAGTCCAATGTTTAATGTTGAATCAATCTCAAGCAAAGATTTCCAAACGTTTGCCATTGATCCTAAACTTTTCTTTTCAGAATCACCATCAAGAATCGTATCAATAGTCAAATGTCCATAAAGAGAAATGTCTTTCATCAAAACTTTTCCTTCAGGTCAAGATCATAAATTTTAGTCATTACCTCATCATAAGGAACAACAGGAATTAATCCTCTATCTTCTAAATCTTCAAACAAGTGCATCACCACATTTTCTCCACCATTGCAGTGAAGAACTGCAGAAATGTCTTGAAGAGTTCTTGGAGAATTTGATACACAATAAGGATGTCCAACCTCTCTCATTATACCATAATCAAAAAGATCATCTCCCAAATAAAGAACTTCTTTAGCAAAGCAATTAAAATCTTCGAGAATCTCTGCAAGATAATTCACTTTATCTTTATGAAATCCTTCACCTCGATTCACAACAACAGGAAGATTTCTGTTTTTAAGAATCATTTCATTGTAAGGATCTCCAGTTATAAAAACAACTGGGATTCCAATAGCACGGAATCTTTTAATTGCTGTCCAATCCTTATCACAAAAAAGTTTGAGAACAACTTTACCATCACGATCATAATATTTGGTGCCATCGGTCATGACGCCATCTACATCAAGAATAACAAGTTTAATCATAGTTTAAAAGTTTGTTTAATCTCTTCAATTAGATCTACATTGTTTGAAGCGACTCCAAGACCAAAAGAGTTTGTAAAGTTTACTTTTGGAACTTCCTTATCAGTTACCCATGAAAAATTTTCAACCATTCATTTGCTCCTTAATCCAATTATAAGTTTTAAAAATACCACCTTCAAGTGGCATCGAATAATCCCAACCAAGTTTCTCACGAATCAAATCATTATTTGAATTGCGACCACGAACTCCAAGAGGACCATCGATATGATTCTTTTCTACTTTTTTATTTTCAACTTTAGCAGCAATATCTACAAGTTGATTAATTGTGACTATTTCTTCAGAACCAACATTTACAGGACCCATAAAATCAGATTCCATTAATCGTCTTGTTGCTTCTATGCATTCATCAATGAACAAGAAGGAACGAGTTTGTAAACCGTCTCCCCACACCTCGACGGATCCACCTTCCCTCGAAAGTTCAGCGACCTTTCTACAAATTGCTGCTGGTGCTTTTTCTTTTCCACCAGTCCAGGTTCCTTCAGGACCAAAGATATTATGATACCTAGCAACCCGAACAGAGATCCCGTAATTACGATAATAAGAGAAAAACAATCGCTCTGAGAACAATTTCTCCCAACCATATTCCGAATCTGGTTCTGCTGGATATGCATCACTTTCTTTTAGTCCAGGATTATTTGGATTCATTTGAGCATACTCTGGATAGATGCAAGCAGAAGATGAATAGAAAATTTTAGTTTTATTTGTTTCTGTTTTTTCGTTAAGATTTTTAACTGCACGAAGGATATTTAGATTAATGCTTGCAGAATTATTCATTACATCTGCATCATGATCTCCAGTAAAAATATATCCTGCACCACCCATATCAGCAGCAAACTGATAGATTTCATCAAAAGATTTACCATTACAATCTACTGACTTTTCGGCAATAGAATAATCTGTTAGGTCTCCCTGAACGAATTCATTTGCTTCACTTAAAGAAAACTCTGGATACTTAAGATCTACACCACGAACCCAGTAACCCTCGGATCGTAATCTTCTAACCATATGACTCCCGATAAAGCCACCAGCACCCAGAACCAGTGCTGTTTTCGTATATTCACTCATAGAATGCTTTAAATCTCTTCTTATATATTATAGCAAAAAAGGAGAGTTTATGCAACTCCCCTTTTAGATCTTAGTTTAGTTTCTATTGCGTTCATACCATTCAATTGTTTTATCAAGTCCATCTTCTATAGAAAATCGTGGAGACCATTTAAATTCGTGACGAACCTTTGTAATGTCAGTTGAATACCGATAATCGTGTCCTAGTCTGTCCTTCACATATTCTATCATATTTTCCTTCATATTCATACGATCAAGAATCATACGAACCAAATCAATATTTCTAATTTCACAATCCCCACCAATATTATATTTCTGTCCGTTTCTACCTTTCAACCACACCTCAATCAGTGCCTCACAATGGTCTTGAACATATAACCAATCACGAACTTGTTTGCCATCACCATACACAGGAACTTTTTTACTAGACAAAAGATTTGTAATTGTCTTTGGAACCATCTTCTCAATATACTGTCTGGGACCATAATTATTAGAGCAATTTGTAATCACTGTTGGCAGTCCATAAGTATTATGATATGCCATTACAAAATGATCTGATGAAGCTTTAGATGCGGAGTATGGATTTCTTGGATTATAATTAGACTTCTCCGTGAAATATCCTTCGTCTATTGAACCATAAACTTCGTCAGTAGAGATATGAATAAACTTTTCAACTCCATACTTTAAAGATAAATTAAGAAGATTTACAGTTCCATTAATGTTGGCAAGAATAAATGGAGAGCAATCATGAATTGAATTATCTACATGACTTTCTGCGGCAAAATGAAATATTGTAGTTGGTTTATATTTTTTAAACACATATTCACAATTGTGTTCATCAACAATATCTGTAGTGTAAAATTTTATAGGATCTGGAATGTTGTGCCAATCAGAAGCATAAGTTAATTTATCAATACAGATAATTTGTTCTGTGGTGGTAGAAATTAAATGATGAAGAAAATTACTTCCAATAAATCCCGCGCCGCCAGTTACTAAAATTGTCATAATTAATTATTCTCAATTGAATATTTTTTTAATATTTCTGGTGAATATTGATTTACTGCCGACTCTTGATTTTTCTCGTCTCGTTTTTGTTTTTCAAGCAAATAAACTCTGTTTCTAATTTCGGTAGAAGAGTATTGATGTCTTCGTAAATGATAATGTATTTCTATACCATGATCTATACAATATTGCTTTCCAGTAACATCAACATTTTTATATTCTTCACTTAAAAACCGAATGTGAAGCGTTTGTGTTTGAATTAAATTAAGAAGGTCTGCTTCAGTTTCATATACAAGAATCTCATCCACATATTTACATCCTTGTAACTGTATATACCTTTCATATACAGATTGGACTGGTTTATTTTTAATACCAGGACGATCTATCGTAGGATCAACTTGAAGTGCTACTTTCAAATAATCACAAAGTTCTTTTTCCATTTTGAGCATAGTTACGTGTCCAGCATGAAATAAATCAAATGAACTGCAGTTGAATCCTATTTTCATATAAAAACCTTTTTTTAATATTATACTAAAAAAGGAGAGTTTATGCAACTCTCCTTCGTGTCTTTTAGGCTCGCCACTTATTCTTTGACTGGAAACAAGAAACCAGGCGGGAGTATTCTCCATCCGCACCAGTCGTCACTTATTGTGCCCATACGACAAGGGCATTGAAGGGTCATATTTTGACTCCACCAGTACTTTTAAAGTCTCTCCGTGACTAAAGGGGTTCATCACCGACCAGGGTTTTTAAAGACTCTCCATGTCTTCATCATCATAATCTTTCACATAACAAGGGACTCTATCAGGATCTAACCA